CACCACATATAAACCCTGCCAGCAGGTTTGTCAGGTGTAGCTCCATAAATCCGAGCAGCAGCGTATCTATCGTGAAGGCCATACACAGCGATATAATCGAGAAACCGAGCTTTTCGATTGTCCGCCACGCCTCGCGACTCTCGAAGTACCACGCCTTGCCGTAGCGGCGAGCCTCGCGATAGGAGGCCACCACGCCGGTCAGGAAGTCCCAGCCGATGAAGCCCACCAGAGCCCATATCATCGGCACAACGGGTGCAAACAGAGCCGCTATGGCCGCCACGCAGCCGCTACAATATTTGTACAATGCCTCCATCGCAACTACATCTGTGAAGTACGTTATCATTGCCGGTGTACTCTCTCAGTGAGGAGTGCTCTTCGAGATATTCCACCATATATTTTCTCAATGTTCGGGCACGGCGTCGCAGCGATGTCATCAACTCGTGGCGTAACTTCTCATCGGCAGCCTTGTTGTTTGCTCCCGCCACCACCGAGAGGCCCAGCTGCCCCGTCGAGGCGTTCAGTCGCGGCTGCATATCGAGGCGTACGTATGCGGCAATGGTGGGTTTCAGAACCTTCTCGGTGAACTCCGTGTATTTGCCCAGCATAATGGCCTTCATCAGAGCCTCGCCCGTGACGGGTATGATCCATCGCTTGATGACAACGGCAATGTCGAGGTTGGTGATGGCTGTGGGGTTGATGTATTCGCCGTCGGAGAAGGCAAGTGCGATGACCTCCTCCGGTGTTATAATGTTTTGATACATAGGCGTCTAATTTATGCTTGTTACGTTATACTTGGTTATCTCCGACAGATATGCCTGCTGTCGTTCATCCATCTCGTCGTATTCCAGACCATCGGCCTTGCGAGCCTCCCACACCTTCATATAAATCGGCTTTGAACGCGTTGGCGGGCGGTTTATCACCTCCAATGTCGAGGCGTCAATGCCTGCCACATTGAGCAGAATCTGCTTCAACGGACTCAACAACTCCTCCTGCTCGGCGAGGATGACCGTGTTGAGGGCCACCTCGTACTCGTGCAGGATGCGTTCAGCATTGAACCCCGACGCATAGTCCAGACCGCTGAGTGAACGAAACCACGAGTGGGCAATCACTATGTCGCTTGTCGCCTGGTCGTGCAGATGGTTCCAGTCGCCCTCGTTGTTCGATGTCAGGGGTATGAACTGCGAGTTGTCACTCTCTTGACCGCTGCGTACGATGAACATCACCTGCCCGGGGTCGCCGGCAAAGCGGCGTTGTGCGGTGCGTACAATCTGCTCGGCATCCTCCTCGTTGTCGGTCGCTGCGTCGAGCATCATTATGCCCGACAATTGGAATGAGTTATCCAGTCGTGATATGTTCCAGCAGTCGGTCTTGTAGGCTATGGCCGACACACCCATACCGGCGATGTACTTCGGCACGCCGTAGTGCGTGAACATAGGCTCATACTCCTTGTAGTGAATCACCGAACGCAGCGAGCCGTCACTCTGCTCCTCAAACAGCGGATATAGGGGCAGCGTTACAGCCTCCTCGGCCTTGAACGAGCCCCAGTCCTGATGCAGTATGACGTGCTGGTTGTCGCGGGCGATACGCACGCACGACGCATCCAGATGATACAGCGAGAGGAAGGAGCCGTTTTTGTCGGTCACCACCTCCACGAAGGCGTTTCCGAGCAGCGACTTGTCGAATGTCACGCGGCTCAACACCGTGCGTAATGACTCGCCGTTGCCGTTGGCGTGCTTGACAAAGGCCGCCAGACGCTGGTCTGCGTCGCTATACGAAAAGCCCTTGCCGGCAATGTAGTCCGACTTGTCGTTTATTATGCGGCGATGCGTAGTCGAACGCCGTGACATCAGCGACAGTGCCGCCGGCATCATATTGTCGTCGCCCCAACGCCAGTAATCATCACTCGCCACCTTTGTCGATGAGAGTGTCAGCAGGGGCGTCTTTTGGCGGTTTTTGATGGCGACAATGCTCTTCTTCTTTTCGTTTTCCATAAGGGATAAAATTTTAGAATTCAACAACTACTAATCTTCCTCGTTGTATGCCGAGTGAAGGTCGCGACTCGATAGCGTCAGCTCCACTCGTGGACGATGCTTGGGACGGCTTCCCGACAGAGCCTTCATCGAGTCAAGACGCAATGCCTGCTCAAAGCCAAAGCGGGGCGACCAGCCCATCGTCAGCACCTCGCCTGTGGCGAGCCACAGCTTGGCTGCGACACCCTCTACGGCACAATGACGCAGAAACTCGGCATCAATCCACTTTCCGGCATTGGCTCTCTCGGCAACGAGGGTGAGTGTGTGCTCCACACTCACCTGTCCGTTGTCCGAAGAGAAACTCTCGTCGTAGTGCGAGGCGTAATCCGCCAGCTCAACCTCTATGCCTCCGCCCTCGATGATATCCTCCTTCGAGGCGAGTATCGCTACGGGGAAGAGCTCGGCGGCGAGGATGCCTCCTACTGCTTTGAAAGAGTTATTCTCTGCCATACTCTACCCCTTTCTACTCTTCCGGCTCCTCGTCGTTGTCCATACCGGCACCTACGAGGTTGTAGTCGAGAATCTCGCAGCCGATAGCGAACACGGCACGCTGACGGTTCTGCATCTCGTCGGGGTTGTACCACATTCTGATCTCCGCACCGGGGATGTCGGCTGTGTTCACCGCCAATACGATGTTACGACGGTCGGTAAAGACGATAAAGTCTGCGGGGATGCTTGCAGAGATGATGTAGGGCTGCAGGTTCACCTCCACGATGGGGAATCCGCGGAACATCAACTGCTTGCGACCATTCTGAATGTCGTTGTAGATGGCTGTTCCGAACTGCTCGTCGAGATATGTCTGGTAGAGCTTGTAAATCTTCGGGCTCACGAAGAATGCCACCTGACCCTCCTTGAAAAGACCCCTCAACTGTGGGCTCGACTTATTGATGTAAGTGTCCAGAACCTCGGTTATCGACTTTGTTTCGAGGCTCTCTGTGAGGTTGCTGTCGCAGTAGAAGCAGTCGTAGTTACCCACCGCCTTGTAGAGCTTGGTGAGGATTCCGTCAAATGACTTGTACGCTGTTGGCTTGGTGTTCTTCGTGTCACCCATCCACAGGTTCATTCTGATACTGTCGGCGATAGCCTTGCGGAAGAGCTCCGTCTCGGCCGTCTCGAGGTCGGTGCCGGAGAGGTCGGTAAGGTTCACATCACTCTTGTTTGAGAGGGTCTCGAAGATTGTCGAGAAGTAGTCGCTTGCCGAGTAAGCGTTCTCCGCCTTTACGCGTTCCATCTGAATCTCGCGATGATCCATCGTGCGATGCTCTACGTCCCATGTGTGATTTATCGAATCCACCGGCAGGAGGATATCCTCGCGGGTAGAGACAACGGGCAATACCGTGGGCATAGGCATATTGTAGAGAATGCGGATACCCAACTCCTCGGCAGATTCGCCGCCAAGGATAGGACGGAAGAAGATTTTCTCCAGCTCAGAACCGGTATAAGTTTTTGAATTTACGATTGTGTTAGCCATAGTTTTAATGTTTTAATTGGTTTGAAAAAAGTTTTTGTTGGTTAGAAAAAGTTTTGTTTATCGGTCGAAGATTTTGACATCTTCGGCGTATGCCTGTGCGTTTGAGCCCAGCTGCACCTCACCCATCGAGGGGTCTTCGATGCTCTTCAACTGCGTTGCGGCATAAAGACGCTGACGTTCGGTGAAAAAGAGAGCCGATTGAGTCGATGCCGATGCCTTGGGCAAAGACTCCTCCGCAGGGGTTGCCTCCGTTTCGCCCGCATTGCCGTTTTCGGGCTGTGTCGCAGGCTCCTGCTCCGTTGCAGGCTGCTCCTCCTGCGAGGGCTTGTTCTCCTGCTGTGTGGAGCCGTTCTCCTTCTCCTTACACTTGTCGCCACGCTTCTTGCGATGCTTGCCCTTTGAGTTCTCCTCGCCGGTGGTACTCTCCTGCTGCTCCTGCTTCTGCTTACGCTTCTCCTGCAACGACTCAATCCACTCGTCGATGCGTGTTGCGAGGCGGTTAAGCAGATAGCGGATTATCGAGCCCCACGCCGTCTCCGATGCGTGATGACCTCCTCGCTTGCCTCGGCGTGAGGGCTTTGCAGGTTTTGCCGGCTTGCTCTCATCGCTGCTCTTGTCGGTTGGCAGCGAGCCTGTGTCTGTGCCTGTCGGCTCTTTGACGGGCTCATCGGTGGGTTGCTTCTCGGTGGGTTGCTCCTCGGTGATATCCTCACTCTCGTCGTAATACTCCACCTCCTCGTCCTAGTCGATGATGGCGTCGGCCAATCCCGCCTCGATAGTCTCCTCTGCCGAGAGCCAGCGACCCTCGCCATTGTTCTCCGCCATCAGCTCCGCAAAGAACGACTCATCCTTGCCCGAGTGCAGTGCGTAGAGGCGGGCGAGCTGCTCGTCGGTCTTACGCAACAGCTCGGTGCGAGCCTCCAACGATGTAGAGTTGCCCTCAATGGCACACGTCGAGTTGTGAATGAGGTAGAGGGCATTCGCCGAAATCTCACGAGAGCCTTCATCGGCAGCCTGTGCTATGATTGTAGCCGCCGAGGCGGTATATCCATAGCAGCGTGTTGTGATGTGTGCATCCAACGCACGCAGGGCATCGTAGATGAGCAGTGCATCGTTCACGTCGCCACCCGTAGAACGGATATTCACCACGATTGAGTTTGCCTTCACCTCCGTAATGCGTTTCACCTCGCGGCGAAAGGCCTCAAATGTCGCCACGCGGGATGTGGCGTCCTCGAACTGGCTCTCCTCGGGTACGCCGATAGTGCCTTCGATGTCAATGTAACAGGTTTGTGCTTCGTTTCTGATTGTGATTTTTGTCTGCATAGTTTTTTAGGTTGTTAAAAAATGTTGTGGTTAATCTTTATGCACAAAGACCATTCTGGCCACACCCTGCTCGATGTCGTATCCCACTATGGAGTGCAGGCGGAAGAGGTTGGTTTGACGGTCGGCTTCTAATCTGAAAAGTGAGCAAATGTTGGGGCCGTCTGACCGAATATCTCTCAACGCCAGCATCTCCTCTGGCGAGATGCGTATCGAAAGGGTTATCTTGCGACGCAGAGCCTCCACACGCCACTTCTTGTCGTAGTGGGCGTGCAGACCTACGGCTGCATCGCGATCCTCGAAGCAGAGTGTGAAACTCTCCTCGGGACCTGTGGCGGGGATATCTCCCACCAGTGCAGCACCCTCCTCACCACTCTTGCCGGCAGGGTAGTGGAAGG